CATGGCGGACAGGTGCGTCCCCCGATCACCTTGGATGAGGCGTGCGGCCTGTATCAGGACAAGGTCGAGGAGCTGCCCTCTTGGATCGATGCCGAGCGGACGATCAAGATACTGATCGCCGCGATCGGCGCGGCCAATCTGCTGTCGGAGATCACCCAGCGCGATCTGCTCGCCCTGGTCGCGAAGCGCCGCCCCGATTTGAAAAATTCCTCGGTCAATCGCGAGATCGAGGTATGGCGCGCCATCTGGCGCTGGGCCGATAAGGCCCGCTACGACGTGGGCGAGATGCCCGATTGGGGCGCCCTGCTCCTGAAGGTGACGGCCAAGGCCCCGCGCGAGCTGAGCGCGACCGAGGAAGCCTCGCTTTTCGACGAGATCCGCGACGATCTCTATGCCTTCTGCGAATTCGCCCTCAAGACCGGCTGGCGCAAGAGCGAGGTCATGGGCCTGCGCTGGTCCGACGTGGACCTCGGCGCCCGCACGGCGGGCACGAAGATCAAGGGCGGAGACATCGTCCGCCGCCCGCTCACCCAGGACATGCTGGTCATCATCGCCAATCAGCCGAAGGTCGGGCCTTTCGTCTTCACCTACAAGGCGGTGCGGACCAAGCCCGAATTCGTCGACAAGCTCGGCTGGAAACAGCCTGGCCGCAAGAAGGGCGATCGATACCCGATGACCGCGACGGTCATCCGCAAGCCCTGGGCCGCCGCGCTGGCGGCGGCAGGCGTCGAGAATTTCCGCTTCCACGATCTGCGCCACACGCGCGGCACCCGCATTCTGCGCGCTACCGGCAACCTGAAGGCCGCCCAGCGTGCCTTGGCCCACAAGTCCATCAAGACCACCCTGCGCTACGCCCACGCCACGGATGACGATGTGCGTCAGGCCCTAGATGCAAGCGAGTCCCGGACTATTCCCGAAGTCCCGAACGCGAAGGGCGCAAAAGCCTAGGTTTTCTGCGGGTTTCAGGGGCCTTGGGAGCATCGGTGTAAACGAGACGCTCTACCAACTGAGCTAATCGCCCCCTCTCGGGAAGCCATGCCTAATGCCGATGCGCTTGGCGTCTGGTAAGCCGCTTTTATGCGCCCAACCCATCTGGTTCGTTTGTTGGATACAAACCCGATCGCCACCGGTGCATAACGGGAACATCGAGGAGCGGGCACGACCGGGGGAGCGGTCGGGTTCGCGCTTCGATGCTTCGGGGGAGTGGGGATGGCCGGAACGGGGGAGGGCGCGCGGTGGACGCTGGCGCGGCGACGGCAATTCCTGGCGGCGCTGGCGGTCAGTGCCGATGCGGGGGCGGCGGCACGCGCGGTGGGAGAGACGCTGCGGGCCGCACGCACCTTGCGGGCGCGCGACCGGGCCTTTGCCGAGGCCTGGGACGACGCGATCGGCGCGGCGCACGCGCTGGTCGAGGAAGGGCTGCTGCGCCGGATGCTGACCCTGTTGGCGGCCGAGGACGGGGCGGAGGGCGGAGAGGCCGGTGCGGGGACCACCGGCCTCTCCATCACCCCGCCGCTCAGCGCCACCGAGGTGCAATTCTATCTGAAGCTGCTCGCCCGCCGCGATGCGCTGGCCAAGGCTGGTGACGGCGCGGGCGAAGCGGCGAGGGCCGACGCGGCGGAAACCGATGCGGCGCTGGAACGCGCGCTCGATGGGCTGGCGCGGCGGCGATTGAAGGGGATGGTGTGATGGCGAGCGAGGATGCGGCGACGCGGCTCGCCACGCTGGCGATGCTGGAGCCGGGTGCGCGCGAACAGGCGCTGGCCGCGCTGAGCCCTGCCCAGAAGCGCGAACTGGTCGAGCGATGGGAATTATGGGCGCACGCGGGACAGGTCGCGCCGCCGGGCGACTGGCGGGTGTGGCTGATCCGCGCCGGGCGCGGCTTCGGCAAGACGCGCGCGGGGGCGGAGTGGGTGAGTGCGCTCGCCCGCGAGCAACCGGGCGCGCGGATCGCCTTGATGGGGGCGACGCTGCGGGACGTCGAGCGGGTGATGGTGCGCGGCGAAAGCGGGCTGCTGGCGGTGGCGCGCAAGGGCGAAACGCCGAAATGGATCGGCAGCCTGGGGCAGGTGCATTTCGCGTCCGGTGCGATCGGCTTCGCCTATTCGGCGGCCGCGCCAGAGGCGTTGCGCGGGCCGCAGCATCATGCCGCCTGGTGCGACGAATTGGGCAAGTGGAAGGGGGAGGCCGGATGGGACAATCTGATGATGACGCTCCGGCTGGGCGAGCGGCCCCGCGTGCTGGTCACGACCACGCCGCGCGCGACGCCGCTGATGCGCAAGGTCATGGCGCTGCCCGATTGCGTCGAGACGATCGGGCGGACCAGCGACAATGCGCACCTGCCCGACAGTTTCCAGGACGCGATGCTGGCGCAATATGGCGACACGCGGCTGGGGCGGCAGGAACTGGACGGCGAGATGGTCGACGACCGCGAGGGGGCCTTGTGGACCCGCGCGCTGCTCGACCGGCAACGGGCCAAGACGATGCCCGCGCTCGACCGGGTGGTGGTCGGCGTCGATCCGCCCGCGACCAGCAGCGGCGACGCCTGCGGGATCGTGGCGGTCGGGTTGGGGCGCGACGGTCATGGCTATGTGCTGGAGGATGCGAGCGAGGCGGGGCTGTCGCCCGAGGGCTGGGCGGCGCGGGTGGCGGGGTGCGCGCGGCGCAACCGCGCCGACCGGGTGGTGGCCGAGCGCAACCAGGGCGGCGACATGGTGGAAAGCGTGCTGCGGCTCGCCGACCCGACCCTGCCGGTGCATCTGGTCTATGCCTCGATCGGAAAGGCGGCGCGGGCCGAGCCGGTGTCGTTCCTCTATGCGCAGGGGCGGGTCTGGCACAGCCGAGGCTTCCCGGCGCTGGAGGACGAGTTGTGCGGGCTGGGGGTGGCGGGGGCCTATGACGGGCCTGGCCGCTCACCGGATCGCGCCGATGCGCTGGTCTGGGCGCTGACCGAGCTGATGCTGTCGGGGCGAGGGGCTCCGGGCATACGGAATCTATGAGCTGATCCTCCCCGGAACGGGGAGGGGGACCGCCGCGAAGCGGTGGTGGAGGGGGCGTGCCGCAAAGGGCGACCCGTGTGGAAGCCCCCCTCCGTCAGCGCTGCGCGCTGCCACCTCCCCGTGCCGGGGAGGAGCTAAAGGAGATTCGACGATGAGAATGTTCGGTCGCAAGACCGGGCGGGGGGCCGCGCGTCCTTTGCTCGGGCTGGGTTTGGCGCGGTCGGGGGTGCCGTTGACCGGTGCCGCACCGTCCTATGAAACGCAGGTCCGCGAGGGCTATCTGCGCAATCCGGTGGCGCAGCGCGCGGTGCGGATGGTGGCGGGCGGGCTGGCCGATGCGCCGCTCAGCGCCTCGCATCCCGAACTGGTTGCGCTGGTCGCGGCGCGTAGCGAGGGGCAGGCGCTGCTGGAGACGGTGGCGACGCACATGCTGCTGCATGGCAACGCCTATGTGCAGATCCTGCGCGATGCCGAGGGGGAAGTGGCCGAGCTGTTCGCGCTGCGCCCCGAGCGGGTGACGATGGAGCTGGACGCGAGCGGCTGGCCCGCCGCTTATCTCTACCGTGCCGGGGGGCGGGTGACGACCTTGCCGGTCGATCCGGTCCGGCCTCAGGTCGTGCATCTGAAAAGCTGCCACCCGCTCGACGATCATTACGGGCTGGGCTGCCTGGGCGCGGCGGCGGGGGCGATCGCGATCCACAATGCGGCGGCCGCCTGGAACCGCGCGCTGCTCGACAATGCGGCGCGACCTTCGGGCGCTCTGGTCTATGATCCGGGTGACGGTTCAACGCTGACCCCCGACCAGTTCGAGCGGTTGCGCGCCGAGATGGAGGGTTTCGCGGGCAGCGGCAATGCGGGGCGTCCGCTGCTGCTGGAGGGCGGGCTGAAGTGGCAGGCGATGAGCCTGACTCCGGCCGAGCTGGACTTCATCGCGGCCAAGTCGTCGGCGGCGCGTGAGATCGCGCTGGCCTTCGGGGTGCCGCCGATGCTGCTCGGCCTGCCCGGCGACAACACCTATGCCAATTATCGCGAGGCGAACCGCGCGCTGTGGCGGCAGGCGATCCTGCCGCTGGCGGGCGCGATCCTGAGCGGACTGGCGCAGGGACTGGCGGGCTGGTTCGAGGGGGCGAGCCTGTCGGTCGACATCAACCGCGTCACCGCGCTGGCCGAGGAACGCCAGATGCTTTGGGCCATGGCGGCAAGCGCCGACTTCCTCGATCCGGCGGAGAAGCGCCAGATGGTCGGCCTGTCATGAGCGGGGACGTTCTGGCGCGGCTGCTGGCGCAGGCGGCGGACAGCGGCGCGGACCTCGTCACGCTGCGCGCGGTGGCGGAGGAAGCGGGCGAGCTGGGCGCGACGCGCGCGCTCACTCGGCTGGGGCTCGCCGATGCGGAGGCGGCGGGCGATGTCGCGGAACTGCGTGAGCTGCTGACCGCGTGGCGGGAGGCCAAGTCTTCGGTGTGGAAGAGCGTGGTCGGCTGGCTGACCCGGCTGCTCGGCGCGCTGCTGCTGGCGGGGATCGCGATGCGGCTGGGCATGGAGGACTGGCTGAAATGAGCCTCTCCTTCACCGGCTATGCCGCGATCTGGGATCGGATGGACCGGGCGGGCGACGTCATGCGGCGCGGGGCATTCGCGGGCGCGGGTGACGTACCGCTGCTCTGGCAGCATCGGGGCGAGGCGATGGGGCGTATCACCGCGCTGGCCGAGGACGATAGCGGCCTGGCGGTCGAGGGCGTGGTCGACGACCCGGCACTCGCCGCGCTGGTCCGCTCGGGCGCGGTGGCGGGGCTGTCTGTCGGATACCGGCCGCGCGTCGTCCATCAGGGCGCGGCCCGCGCGATCCTGTCGGCCGAACTTCTCGAAATCAGTCTGGTGACCGTGCCGATGCAGCCGCTCGCCCGCGTGACTCACATTTTGACCAAGGGGGATTGATATGGACGTGATCGAACGACCCGTGCTGGACGGCGCGCGCAAGAGCGGCGGTGCCTTCGACGGCTATGTGCGCAGCGGCACCACCGTCGAGCTGAAGGCCTTTACCGGCACTACCGGCGACAGCGGCGGTTTCGCCGTCCCGCGGGAGATCGACGCCGCGATCGGATCGGTCCTGCGCAACGTCTCGCCGATCCGCGGCATCGCCAATGTCGTGACGGTCGGCTCGGCAGGCTATCGCAAGCTGGTGACCACCGGCGGCACGCCGTCCGGCTGGGCGAGCGAGACGGCGGCGCGGCCCGAGACGGCGACGCCCAGCTTCGTCGAACTCGCGCCGCCGATGGGCGAGCTTTACGCCAATCCCTCGGCCAGCCAGGCGATGCTCGACGATGCGGCCTTCGATGTCGAAGGCTGGCTGGCCAGCGAGATCGCGACCGAGTTCGGCCGCGCGGAGGGGCAGGCCTTCGTCAACGGATCGGGGGTCAACCGGCCCAAGGGCTTTCTGACCAACCCGATCTCGACCGCCAAGGACGGGGTGCGCCCGTTCGGCACGCTGCAATATATCCCGAGCGGCGCGGCGGGCGCGTTCATGGCGGGCGGGGAGGACCGGCTGATCGAGCTGGTCCAGCTATTGCGGGCGCCCTATCGGCAGGGGGCATGCTTCGTGATGAACGCCGCCACCTCGGCCCGCATCCGCAAGCTGAAGACGACGGACGGTCAATTCCTCTGGGCGCCGGGGCTTGCGGCGGGCCAGCCTGCGACGCTGCTCGGTTATCCGGTGGTCGAGGCGGAGGACATGCCCGATGTCGGCCTGGACGCTACCGCCATCGCCTTCGGCAATTTCCAGGCGGGGTACCTGATCACCGAGCGTGCCGAAACCGCGATCCTGCGCGATCCTTACAGCAACAAGCCGTTTGTCACCTTCAATGCCACGCGGCGAGTCGGCGGCTGTGTCAGCGACTCGGAGGCGATCAAGCTGATGAAGTTCGCGACGGCCTAAGTCCCTGAAAAATCGGGGCAGCCGACAAAGGGCTGCCCCGTAGTTCAGGGAGGATGCCGAACCGGCCGGGGGGCGCGGGGTCGGCATGGCCGGTGCCCAAGGGGGAGGAGGGCAGCGGCTGTCCCACTCTCTGCGCGCCAACTGTGACGCCCGTGTGTCGGACCTGTCGCAGTTTGTATCGATGAAGGAGTTTACATGATGAGCGGGACGAAGGAGGCCATGCCCCCGGCGACCGTGACGGCGGCGGCCGGTGCGGTGCGCGCATTGCTGCGGCTGGAGGCGGGCAACGAAGCGGCGCTGGTCGAGCGAGTCGCGGGCGTCGCGCTGGGGCTGGCCGAATCCTTTAGCGGGCAGATGCTGATCCGGCGGCTCGTCGAGGAGCCTATGCCGGGATCGGTGGCGTGGCAGGCATTGGCGGCGACGCCGGTCGTGACGATCCTGTCCGGCGGAGAAAGCGCGATCGACCGGGACGGGCGCGGCTGGGTCCGCCTTCGGGAGGCCGCGACGGTGCGCTATCGTGCGGGCCTGGCCGAGGGTTGGGACGGCCTGCCGCCCGAGATCGCACACGGCGTGGCGATCATGGGCGCGCATCTGTTCGACAATCGCGATGCCGCCGCCGTGCCGCCCGCCGCCGTCGCCGCGCTCTGGCGACCCTATCGGCGGATGCGACTCGATCGCCCGAGGCAGGCATGACCGCGCGGGAGGCGCTGCGTGCCGGGTTGATGACTGCGCTCCGCCCCGTGCTGACGCCGCTGGGCATGGCGCTGTTCGACGCGGTGCCGGTCCGGGCGAGCGTGCCGCAAGCCGTGCTGGGCGAACCAAGCGACAGCGACTGGGGGGCGGCCGGGATCGAGGGGCGCGAACTGCGCGTCGCGCTGACCCTGACCGATGAGGGGGAGCAGCCCCGTCGCTTGCGCGCCTGCGTCCAGGCGGCGGAGGCGATCGGACTGCCGGACATCCTGGCGGACGGATGGCGGGTGGCGGGACTGAGCGTGACGGCGCCCCGCATGGCGAAGACCGGCGCGCGCTGGAGTGCGAGCGTGGAATGGCGCGCCCGGCTGTGGCGCGCGGGACAATAGGGGGACGGGACATGGCAATCGAAAAGGGAAGCGCCTTTCTGCTCAAGATCGGTGACGGGGCCGAGCCGCCCGCCTTTGCCACGATGGCGGGGCTGCGCACCACGCAGCTGTCGATCAATGGCGAGACGGTGGTGGTGACCAGCAAGGATTCGGGCGGCTGGCGCGAATTGCTGTCGGGGGCTGGCGTGCGCCATGTCAGCGTGGCGGGCGCGGGCGTCTTCACCGGATCGGCGGCGGAGGCGCGGATGCGCGGCCATGCGCTGGCGGGAACGATCGAGACCTATCGGTTGAGCTTCGAGAGCGGCGGGTCGATGACCGGGCGGTTTCTGGTCACGCGGTTGGATTACTCGGGCGATTTTGGCGGCGAGCGGACCTACACGCTGGCGCTGGAAAGCTCCGGTCCGGTGGTGTCGGCATGAGCGCGAATCCGATGCGCGGCGAGGCGAGTGTCCGGATCGGCGGCAGCGAACTGGTCGTGCGGCCGAGCTTCCAGGCGCTGGTCGCGGCGGAGGGCGAGCTGGGGCCGTTGTTCGAGCTGGTCGAGCGGGCGGGCGAGGGCAAACTCTCGCTGAGCGAGGCGGCGACGCTGATCTGGCATTGCCTGCGCGAGGTGCCCGAGGGGCTGAGCCGCGAACAGCTGGGCGAGGCGCTGGTCGATCTGGGACTGGCGGCGCTGGCGCCCGTGCTGCGCCAATTGCTGCGCCAGATACTGGGCGGCCAAGAATCGGGCGGCCGATGACCTTTGCCGAGGCGGCGGCGCGGCTGGCGGGGATGGCGGGGGCGGTGCTGGGCTGGTCGCCCGACCGCTTCTGGCGCGCCACCCCGGCCGAGCTTCAGAGAATCGTGACGGCGATGACGGGCGGAACGGAGGGCGGCGATCCCCCCTCGCCCGCCACCCTCGCGCGTTTGCGGGAGATGTATCCGGATGGATGAGCAGGATTTCGCGCCCCGCATCGATATGCGGGGCTTCATGGCGGACATGGGGGCGATGCGCGTCGAACTGTCGCGCGGCCTGGGCGATGCGGCGGAGATCGGCGCGCGCTCGGTCGAGGGGGCGCTGCTGCGTGCCGCGCGGACCGGCAGGTTCGGCTTTGAGGAGTTGAAGGCGACGGCGCTGTCGGTACTCGACCAGATCGCGCGTGCGGCCCTGCGCGAGCTTGCCGGGGGGAAGCGCGAGGGGGGAGGTATGGCGGACCTGCTGGGCGGGCTGCTGTCCGGTCTGCCAGGGCGGGCGACCGGCGGGCCTGTATCGCCCGATCGCCCCTATCTGGTCGGCGAGCGAGGGCCGGAGGTGTTCGTGCCGACCAGCAGCGGGCGGGTCGAGCCACTGCGCCCCGGCGGGGTCCCGCGTGACGTGCGGGTGGCGATCACGATCCATGCGGGGGCGGGCGAAGCGGCAGGCGTCCTGCAACGCTCCAGCCGCCAGGTGGCAAGGGCGGTGCGCGCGGCTCTGGCCGAGGATTGAGCCTTGGGGCCGGATTTGGGGGATGAACGATGCAATGGTGTCTGCACGACCAGCGCCGCAACCAGCGGAGCGACACGCTGACGCGCTTCGACCCGCGATACTGGACGGTCGATTTTCCGCGCCCGATGATGGCGGCGGTGGTCGCGAGTGCGCCCGATGCGTTGCGGATCGATGCGGTCTTCTATCGTGCCGACGATCTGGCGGGGCTGATCTGGGAATCGGTCGACCGGCACGACCATCCGCTGCTGCGCTACGACACGGTACGCGACTATCGCGATTGCCGGTTGCGGTTCCGCTGGCGCTCCGGCGGGATCAAGCCGCTGGATGCACGGCATGGGCCGACGCTGACGATCGAGGGGCGCGACGAGAGCGGCAAGGCCCGCGCCTGGTATGTCCGGCTGTGGAACTATGCGACCGGAACGCCGGAGGATGCGGAGGTCGTGATCGATTTCGCCAACCTTGCGGGCGGATTCCGGTTTCCGGAGGAGCGCGATCCCGTCTGGGCGGGCGATGTCGACCGGATGTTCGTTTCGCTGGTCGCCCCCGATTACGATGCCGGCGCGCAGTTCCTCGCCCGGCCGCAGGAGGGCTGGGTCGAGCTGACCGGTATCGCCTGTGACGGGCCGGGGGCGGTGATCGGGGTCGGCGCGGCGGTGCTGCCAGAACAGGGATTCCGCATCGCCAGCGGGTATGACGACAGCTATCACCTGACGCCGCAGCGCTTGCTGCGCAACATGCTGCACCTCGGCTATCGCGGCGGCATCGTCCATTATGTCGGCATGAGCCATTATTTCCGGCTCGAACGCAGCGGGGACGCCCTCTACGCCAGCCTTGTTGGCGGGGCGCTGAACGTGGCGTCCACGGCGTGGCATCGCGGTTTCGCGGGCGAGGCGAAGGCACTGGGCTACGACCTGATCTGGTCGCTGTCCTATGAACTGTTCGACGCGCATTGCTGGGGCGACTGGAAGCAGCGTTCGGCCGATGGTGCGCCCGCCCTGACCGGCTGGGAGCCGCCCTCGACATTGCTCAGCCCGGCGCATGGCGGCGCGATGGCCTATCTCCAGGCGGTGGCGCGGGCGTTTCTGGCGATCGGGCAGGCGGCGGGGCTTGCTCCGCAATTCCAGGTCGGCGAGCCCTGGTGGTGGGTGCGCCCCTCGGACGGGGCCCCATGCCTGTACGATGCGGCGGCGGTGGCGGCCTTTGCGCCCGTGCCGATGGCGAGCATGACGGGGGCGAAGACGCAAGCGCAGCGCGACACGCTCGACCGCGCGGGGGCGTGTCTGGCGGCCTCGACGGCGGCGCTGTGCGCGGCGGCGAAGGCGGCGGCGCCGGGCTGTGTCACGCACCTGCTCACCTATCTGCCGACCGTGCTCGACCCGCAGGCCCCCGAGGCCAAGCGCGCCAACATGCCGGTCGGCTGGGCGAGCCCGGCCTTCGATGTGTTGCAGCTGGAGGATTATGACTGGGTGACGGCGGGCGACACCGCCTCGACCCGCAAGGGCGTCGCGCTGGCCGAGGCACGGCTCGGCTATCCGCCGGAGCGCCAGCATTATCTGTCGGGCTTCGTGCTGCGCGCCGACCAGCGCGCGCAGTGGGGCTGGATCGCCGAGGCGGGGCAGACGGCGCGCGAGCGTGGCGTCGCCGCGGCCTATCTGTGGGCAATGCCGCAGGTGATGCGCGACGGATTCGTATGCTGGGAAGGGGAGGAGGACGAGGTGCAGGCTTTCGACGATGTGCTGTTCCCGCTGGCGCTGGGCCGCGAGGCGGAGGTGACGCCGGGCTTCTCGACCGCGATCCTGACCAGCGCGGGCGGGCGCGAGGCGCGCAATGCCGCCTGGGCGGAGGCGCGGACGACCTATGATGTCGGCCCCGGCATCCGCTCGGCCGAGGACATCGCCACGCTGCTCGGCTTCTTCCGGGCGCGGATGGGACCGGCACGGGGTTTCCGCCTGCGCGATCCCTTCGACAGCATCGGCGCGGACGAAGCGATCGGCACCGGCGACGGCGCCACCCGCCGCTTCGCACTGGCCCGCCATTATGGCGGCCAGTCGCGCCGTATCACCCGGCCGGTCGCGGGGAGTGTCTCCGTGAAGGTCGCGGGCCTCGCCGTCACCGGGTTCGCGTTGGAGCCGGGCGGTTGGCTGCTGTTCGACACCGCGCCCACCAAGGGCGCAGCGATCGCCGCGAGCTTCATCTTCGACGTGCCGGTCCGCTTTGCCGAGGACCGGCTAAGCGTGACGCTGGCCGGGTTCCGGGCGGGCGCGGCGGCGTCGATCCCGCTGGTCGAGGTGCGCGAGGCATGAGCGCCGACACGCTGACGACATGGGTATTATGCTGGCGGATCGAGCGGCGCGACGGGGTGACGATCGGGCTGACGGGCCACGACCATGACCTGTGGATCGAGGGGCTCCGCTGTCGCGCCGCGCCCGGCCTGACGCCCAGTGCGATCCTGCGCGGCGATGGCCTGGACCCCGATCTGATGGAGGCGTCGGGAGCGCTGACCAGCGCGGCGATCGGCGAGCGCGATCTTCTGGGCGGCCGTTGGGACGGGGCGAGCGTCGCGGCCCTCGCGGTCGACTGGACCGGCGAGGCGGCGCCCGTGCCGCTGGGACAGGGAACGATCGGAGCGGTCCAACTGGGCGAGGGCGGCTTTACCGCCGAATTGCGCGGCATGGCGGCATCGCTCGACCGGCCGGTGGCGGAGGAAACCTCGCCCGACTGCCGCGCCGCGCTGGGCGACCGGCGGTGCCGCGTGGCGATGGCGGGGCGGCGGCAGTTCGTTCGGGTGACGGCTTGGGACGGCGAGGTCGGTCTGACGCTCGATGCCGCCGAGCCGGTCGCCAACGCCTATGGCCAGGGGCGGCTGATCTGGTTCGGCGGCGACAATGCCGGGCTGGAGGCCATGGTGGCGCGGTCCGAGGGGAACAGGCTGTCGCTGTCCGCCGTGCCTGCCTTTGCGGTCGAGCCGGGCGCGCTGGTCGAACTGGTCGAGGGATGCGACAAAAGGCTCGAAACCTGTCTGTCGCGCTTCGGCAATGTCGTGAATTTTCGCGGCGAGCCGTTCCTGCCCGGCATCGACCTGCTCACCCGCTATCCCGGCGCATGAACGGCGTGGAAGCCGCCGCGCGGGCGCTGGTCGGCGTACGGTTCCGGCTGCACGGGCGCGACGCGGTGCATGGGCTGGATTGCGTCGGGCTGGTCGCGCTGGCGACGGGGCGGGGGGCGCCGACCGGCTATGGCTGGCGCAGCGGCGATGAGGGGCGGGTGGCGGCGCTGCTCGATGGCGTTTTCGAGCGCGGCGGGGATGCGCCGGGCGCGGTGCTGCTGATGCGCGCCGGGCCGGGGCAGCTGCATCTGGCGATCCGGGTCAGCGACGGGATCGTCCATGCCGATGCGGGGCTTCGCCGCGTCACCTGGCGGCCGAGCGTGCCGCCCTGGCCGGTGCTGGGATATTGGAAGGGGGAGGGGTGATGGCGACCTTGGTCTTGGGCACGGTGGGGCGTGCGCTGCTGGGGCCGGTGGGTGGTGCGATCGGTGCGCTGATCGGCAACAGGGTCGATCATGCCGTGCTGGGCTCGCCACGCAGGCAAGGCCCGCGTCTGGCCGAATTGTCGGTGCAGACCTCGACTTACGGCACGCAGATTCCCGCCGTCTTCGGCATGATGCGCGTCGCCGGGCCGGTGATCTGGGCGACCGATCTGGTCGAGGCGCGGGGGCTGACCGGCGGCGGCAAGGGGCGGCCGGGCGTCGAAAGCTACAGCTATTCCGCCAATTTCGCGGTCGCCTTGTCGGGGCGGACGATCCGGCGGGTCGGGCGGATCTGGGCCGATGGCCGGTTGCTGCGCGGCAGCGCGGGGGACTTCAAGGTCGCAACCGGCTTTCGCCTCTATCCGGGGACCGAGGACCAGACCGTCGACCCGCTGATCGCCTCGATCGAGGGCGCGCGGGCGTCGGCCTTTCGGGGCATCGCCTATGCGGTGTTCGAGGGGCTGGCACTGGCCGAGTTCGGCAACCGTATCCCGCAACTGACCTTCGAGGTGGAGGCCGATTCCGGTCCCGTCTCCTGCGACGGGATCGCGCGGGCGCTGTCGCCCGTGGTGCGGCCCAGTGATGCGGGGATGAGTGTGGCGGGCTTTGCGGCGAGTGGCGGCAGCGTGCGCGCGGTGCTGGAGATGCTGGCCGACATGAGCGGCGGGCAATGGGTCGCCGAGGGGGCGGGCGTACGGCTGGTCGTGCCGGGCTCTGGGGCTAGGACGGTCATCCGCGACGAAGGCATGGGCGCGAAGGGGCCGGGGCGTCGCGGCGTGCGCGAGATGGCGGGCGGAGATGGGGTGCCCGCCAGCGTCACGGTCGCCCATTACGACCCGGCACGCGATTATCAGATCGGTTTGCAGCGCGCCCGCCGCCCCGGTGGCGTACGAGACGACCGGCTCGAACTGGCCGCCGCGCTTGATGCCATGCCTGCGCGTACGCTGGCACAGGACCGGCTGGCGCGCCACGAGGCGGAGCGGGTGCGGCGTCTGGTGACGCTCGGCCCGGATGCGCTGACCGTCACGCCGGGCAGCATCGTGCGGATCGATGGCGAGGCGGGGCGCTGGCGCGTGACCGAGGCGGCGTGGGAGGCGATGGCGGTCCGGCTGACCTGTGTGCCGCTGGGGCAGGGTGGGCCGATCCTGCCCGCCTCGCCCGGCCGGATCGCGCGGGCGGCGGACAGGGTGACCGGCACGACCCGGCTGATCGCGTTCGAGGCACCGCCGCTGACCGACGAACTGCACTCGGCGCCGCGCCTGTCGGTGGTGGCGGCGGGCGGCCCGGGCTGGCGACAGGCAGAACTGGCCTATAGCCTCGACGACGGCGCGAGCTGGACGGCGCTCGGCCCGACGGCGCTGCCCGGCATCATCGGGGTGGTCAGCGCGGTGACGCCCGGCGGCGGCAGCGCCCTGGTCGATCGTCGGGGAAGGTTCGATGTGCAACTGGCCGAGGATCTGGCGGATGCCGATGACGCCGCGCTGGATGCGGGCGCCAACCTCGCCTGGATCGATGGCGAACTGATCCAGTTCGCGCAGGCGCGGCCGCTGGGTGACAGGCACTGGCGGCTGAGCGGTCTGCGACGCGGGCTGCGCGGGACGGAGGCGATGATCGGGCGGGCGCTACCCGGCGCATCCTTCGTCCTGATCGCGCCCGGCTCGGTGCGGACATTGGACGTGCCGGTCGCGATGCTCGGCCGCAGCGTCCGTTTCCTGGCACACGGCCTGGGCGACCCGGTCGAGGGCGTCCGGACCGCCGCCGCGGTGACGGGCCTGTCGGTCCTGCCGCCATCGCCGGTCGGCTGGCGGTGTCGGCGCGGTGCGGACGGGCGCGTCACCATCGGTTGGACGCGGCGGAGCCGGATCGGCTGGCGCTGGCTGGACCGGGTGGATGCGCCGCTGGGCGAGGAAACGGAGCGCTATCGCATCACCATCGGCGACCGGGTCGAGGAACTGTCCGCACCCGTATGGAGCGGCACGGTGGCGGACGGAACGCGGGTGGCGATCCGGCAGATCGGGACCTGGGGTGCCTCGGCGCCGCTGGTAGGAATCGTGGGGGAGGGATGATGACGACGAACGACACGCCGCGCTGGATGTTGCCGATGCTGGCGGCGGGACAGGCGCAGAAGGAATTGACCCACAACGAGGCGCTGAGCCTGCTCGACCTGGTCGTGCAGCCCTGCGTCGAGGCGGTCGGCGTGAATGCGCCGCCCGCCAGTCCGCTGCCCGGCCAGGCCTGGATCGTCGGCGACCGGCCGGACGATATCTGGACGGGCCGTGCCGGAATGATGGCAGGCTGGACCGAGGGCGGCTGGCGATTCCTCGTTCCGCGGGTAGGATTGTCGGTGTGGAGTCGGGCCGATGACTGCCGGTGCGAATGGGATGGAAACCAGTGGCGGCTGGGCCGTGTCGCCGCCCGGTCGCTGGTGATCGAAGGAAAAAAAGTTGTTGGCGCGCAACGACCAGGCATCGCGCTGCCATCTGGCGGGCAAGTCATTGATTTCGAAGCGCGTTTTGCGCTGAACGCGATTATTGGGGCGCTTCGCGACCATGGTCTGGTGGCCGCGGGCTGA